CATATTGAACAACTGGCGAGTTACTAAAACCTGTTTAAGGTTAGGTAGTAGAATCGTTGGTAAATGCATGATGGGTTCAACTAGCAACGCATTAGACAAAGGTGGAGATAACTTTAAAAAACTATTCTATGATTCAGATGTATCAAGACGAAACGCCAATGGACAAACAAAGTCTGGCCTATATTCTCTCTTTATCCCAATGGAATGGAACTATGAAGGATTTATTGACGAGCACGGACTTCCAGTCTTTGATAATCCATGTGATGATGAACGACTGGGACCAGACGGTGAACTAATAGATGTAGGCGTTGTAACTCATTGGGAAAACGAAGCTGAAGGATTAAAAGACGATCAAGACGCGTTAAACGAATTTTACCGTCAATTTCCAAGAACTGAAGAGCATGCGTTTCGAGACGAGACTAAAAATAGTATATTTAATCTAATTAAAATATATGAACAAATAGACTATAATGAAGGTAGCAGGCATAACGCTCCTTTTACTATGGGTAGTTTTGGTTGGGTTAATGGTATTAAAGATACACAAGTTATTTTTAATCCAGATCCCACAGGTAGATTTAAAGTAAGTTGGGTACCTCCGGCTAACTTACAGAATAAGCAAATTGTAAAAAATGGAATTAAATATCCTGGTAATGATCATATCGGAGCGTTTGGCTGTGATAGCTACGACATTAGTGGTACTGTTGACGGTCGCGGTTCGAAAGGTGCTTTACACGGATTAACAAAGTTTTCTATGGAAGACGCGCCACCAAGTACGTTCTTCTTAGAATATATAGCAAGACCCCAAACCGCAGAAATGTTTTTTGAAGACGTTTTAATGGCGTTGGTATTTTATGGAATGCCTTTGCTTGCGGAGAATAACAAACCTAGATTATTATATTACCTACGCCGTAGAGGTTATAGAGGATATAGTATGAATAGACCAGATAGAACTTGGAATAAACTATCAACAGCTGAAAAAGAAGTTGGTGGTATACCAAATTCTAGCGAAGATATTAAGCAAGCTCACGCTGCTGCTATTGAGATGTATATACAAAATTATGTAGGACATCTTGGTGACGGTAATTATGGAGCAGTTTATTTTAACGAACTACTTAACGATTGGGCTAAATTTGATATAAATAAGCGAACAAAACATGACGCATCAATTAGCTCAGGTTTAGCTATTATGGCTTGTAATAGGCATTTGTATGCGCCTAATGCAAAAGTAGAGAGACAACCATTAAACCTAAATATATCAAAATATAACAACAAGGGATTTAATTCTCAAATAATAAAGTAAAATATGGCTGAGTCAGTACATGTTAATTTTCCGAAACAAAACGTTAGCGATGACGAGAAAAACTCTATCGAGTATGGAGAGAAGATCGCTAAGGCTATAAGTGCTGAATGGTTTAGCAAAGAAACTAATGTAAGTAGATACACCTCTAATGTAAACAATTTTCATAAACTCAGATTATATGCTAGAGGTGAGCAATCTATCCAAAAGTATAAAGATGAATTATCTATTAACGGTGATTTATCTTACCTTAATTTAGATTGGACTCCTGTACCTATTATATCTAAATTCGTAGATATAGTCGTAAACGGTATAGCTGAAAGAACTTATGATATAAAAGCCTTCTCTATTGACGCTAGTGGAGCTGAAGAGAGAAGTAATTTCATGGATAATATTGCTGGTGATATGCAGATGCAAGCCTTTGATACTTCCATGATGCAAGAATTAGGTTTTGACACTACACAAAGTAATATACAAACCTTACCTGAATCAAATGAAGAATTGCAGCTTTATATGCAGCTGCAATATAAGCAAGCAATTGAGATAGCTGAAGAACAAGCTATCAATGTTTTGCTAGAAGGAAATAACTACGAGTTAATAAAAAAGAGATTTTTCCAAGACTTAACTGTTTTAGGTATTGGAGCTGTTAAAACAGGTTTCAACACCTCTCAAGGCGTAGTGATTGATTACGTAGATCCAGCTAATATAGTTTATTCTTACACTGAATCTCCATATTTTGAAGACATATACTATATTGGTGAAGTAAAGGCTATACCAATAAATGAGTTAATTAGGGAGTTTCCATATTTAACAGACGACGAGATTGACGAGATAATTAGCAAGAATAGTAAGAATAATGCGTACAGTTATAGCGCACGACGTAACTTACATTCACAAGATGACAATATTGTACAAGTGCTTTATTTTAATTACAAAACCTATAATAGCGAGGTTTATAAAATAAAAAAGACTGGTACTGGCGGTGATAAGGCCATAAGGAAAACAGATAGATTTAATCCACCAAAAGAAAAAGACGGTAATTATACTAAGGAATCTAGAAAACTAGAAGTACTATACGATGGTGTTATGGTTCTAGGTTGTGATAAATTGCTTAAGTGGGAGTTGTCAAAAAATATGATACGTTCTAAAAGTGACTTTAATAAAGTCAAAATGAATTACAGTATTGTGGCTCCTAGAATGTATGAAGGCCGTATTGAATCTTTAGTTAGTAGAATAACTGGTTTTGCTGATATGATTCAATTAACGCATTTAAAATTACAACAAGTAATGTCGAAGATGGTGCCAGATGGTGTTTATCTTGATGCCGACGGACTTGCTGAAATAGATTTAGGTAACGGTACTAACTACAATCCGCAAGAAGCGCTAAATATGTTCTTCCAGACTGGTAGTGTTATTGGTAGAAGCTTTACGTCTGAAGGTGATATGAATCCTGGTAAAGTGCCTATTCAAGAGATCCAATCTAGTAATAAAGGTGCTAAATTACAGTCTCTTATACAAACGTACAATTATTATCTGCAAATGATAAGGGATGTCACCGGTCTTAATGAGGCTAGAGATGGTAGTACCCCAGATAAAAACGCTTTAGTTGGTATACAAAAGATGGCTGCAGCGAACTCCAATACTGCTACTAGACATATACTCCAAGCGGGTTTATTACTTACTGCGGAAACAGCGGAGAAACTATCTTTACGAGTATCCGATGTTATAGAGTATTCTCCTACTAAAAAGGCTTTCATTGAATCTATCGGTCACCGCAATGTTGCGAAACTACAGGAGGTAGCAGAACTACACTTGCATGACTTTGGTATATTTATAGAGCTAGCTCCAGATGAAGAAGAAAAACAACTACTCGAGAATAACATCCAAATGGCTCTTCAACAAGGTAGCATCGAATTGGAAGACGCCATTGATATAAGAGAGGTTAAAAACTTAAAATTAGCTAACCAGTTATTAAAAATAAGACGCGGTAAAAAACTTGAGCGTGATAGATTACAGCAACTAGAAAACATCCAAGCTCAAACCCAATCCAACCAACAGGCCGCTCAGGCCGCTGCGCAAGCAGATGTTCAAAAGCAAAACGCTATAACTCAGAGTAAAATTCAACTACTTCAAGCTCAAACTCAAGCTGATACTCAAAAATTACAATTTGAGATGGCTGCTAAAAAAGAACTTATGGCTTTAGAGTTCCAATACAATATGCAGCTTAAAGGAGTTGAGACAGATGGATTGAGAGAAAGAGATAAACAAAAAGAAGATAGAAAAGACGAAAGAACTAAAATACAAGCTTCACAACAAAGTGAGATGATTGAGCAAAGAAAAAGCGGAAAACCACCTAAAAAGTTTGAATCTGCAGGTAATGATACTATTGGTGGCGGATTTGGTTTAGAAGCATTTGGAGCTCAATAAATTATTAAATAACTTTTATATTATATATTATGGAAAACAATCAAACAGATCTTGAAGAAGTAACTAACGAGATTGAAAACGAAACACCACAAGTAGAAGAGGTTGCCGAGAAATCGAAACCAGAAATTGATTTAGACAAATTTAAAAGCAAAGATGACGACAGTGTTATCAAAGTAGATCTAAATAAACCTGTAGAAGCTAACGCAGAAACAGAAGTAGAAACAAAAACAGAAACAGTAAATGAGGGAGAAAACGATCTCGATAAACCAACTGAAGAAAACAAGCAAGAAGAAATCCCTGATACAGAGGTACCAACCCTTGAGGAAGTTACCGATGAGGAAACTGTCACAGAAGAAGACGTAATAGAAGCCGTTGTAGCTAAAGAAGAGTTAGGCGAGGAGATACCTGAAAACATTCAAAAACTATTGAATTTTATGAATGAAACAGGCGGAAGTTTAGAAGACTACGTTAAGCTTAATAGAGATACTAGTAATTTAAACGACCAACAAGCGCTGCGTGAATATTACGAACGAACTAAACCACATCTAACTTTAGATGAAGTTGATTTCCTTATAGAGGATAGATTTTCATATGATGAAGATTTAGATGATGAGAAAGATATTAAACGAAAGAAATTAGCCTTAAAAGAGCAAGTTGCCGAGGCTAAAGCCTACTTAGACGGGCAAAAGTCTAAATATTACGAAGAGATTAAAGCCGGAAGTAAGCTAACAAAAGAGCAGCAGAAAGCGATTGATTTCTTCAACCGATACAATAAAGAATCGGAGCAGACTAATCAAACTGTAAAACGTAATAGTGATATTTTTACTAAAAAGACTGATAATCTTTTTAACGACAAGTTCAAAGGTTTTGAATACAACGTCGGAGAGAAAACATATCGATTTAACGTTAAAGATGTAGATGGTATAAAAACTAAGCAGAGCAATATAAATAATTTCATGTCAAAGTTTGTCGATGAAAATAAATCGCTTTCAGATGCTAAAGGATACCATAAAGCATTATACACTGCTATGAACGCAGATGTTATTGCTCAACATTTTTATGAACAGGGTAAAGCAGATGCTCTAAAAGAAAGCATCAAAAAGTCGAAGAATATTGATATGGATCCTAGGGGTTCTCATAAAGAAACGACATCTGGTGGAATAAAAGCTAGAGTGTTAGGTGATGATTCTGATTCTTTTAAGTTCAAAATGAAAAACAGAAAATAAATTAAAAATTAAGAAAAAATGGCAATTACTGCAGGAGGTTCGTTGAACTCTGTTGCTGCTTCACAGCGACAAACTTTAGCGAGCAATTATTTAGATTTAGCGTCTACAGCCGGTCAAGGTTGGGCGCAACAATATGTACCAGACCTAATGGAGAAAGAGGCTGAGGTATTCGGAAACCGAACTATCTCAGGATTTCTTGCTCAAGTAGGTGCTGAAGAGTCTATGACCGCTGATCAAGTGGTATGGTCTGAGCAATCACGTTTACACTTATCTTACGTAGGTACACTAGACGTAGATGGCGATGTTAATGGAACATTTACAGTTACATCTGATATCGATGGTAATAACGCATCATCTGATTCAGTATTCACATTGGCTGATCACGGTATTCGTGTGAACGATATGGTACTTATCGCTCAAGCGGGCGTTGTAGTTAAAGCGCTTTGTACAGAAGCACAAGTTGGAGCTACATATGTCACTTTAGAGCCTTACGCAAATGCTGCTTTATCAACTGAACTTGCTGATGGAACAGCTACACTATTAGTTATCGGTTCTGAATACGGAAAAGGTCAGAGCTACAGTGATGAAAGTGGTACTTGGAGTTCTGAAAGACGTGAAGCTTTAGAGCCTACGTTTAAGTCGTACAGCAACAAGCCAATCATTATGAAGGATTACTACGAGATCTCTGGATCTGATGCTTCACAAGTTGGTTGGGTTGAGGTTTCTGGTGAAGCAGGTCAATCAGGTTACTTATGGTACCTAAAAGCTGCTGGAGACACTCGCTCTCGTTTTACTGATTACTTAGAGATGGCTATGCTTGAAGCTGAGAAGACAGCTGCAGCTTCTGCTATCGGTTTTGCTGATAAGCAAATTCGTGGTTCTGCTGACGCTGGTACTAATGCTGGTACTGAAGGATTATTCGCGGCTATTGAGTCTCGCGGAAATGTAACTTCAGGTGTCACTGGTGTTAACGCTGCTACAGATTTAGCTGAGTTTGATGCTATATTAGCGGAATTTGACAACCAAGGTGCTATTGAAGAAAACATGATGTTTGTTAATCGTTCAACTAGCTTAGCTATTGACGACATGCTTGCATCTATGAATTCTTACGGTGCTGGTGGTACTTCTTACGGAGTGTTTGATAACTCTGAAGATATGGCACTTAACCTAGGTTTCTCTGGTTTCCGTCGTGGATCTTACGATTTCTACAAGTCTGACTTCCGCTACTTAAATGACAAAGCAACTCGTGGTGGTATTAACTCTAGAGCGACTAGCGCTGCTATTCGTGGAGTTATTATTCCAGCTGGAGTTTCTTCTGTATATGATCAGGCGTTAGGTAGAAACATGAAGCGTCCGTTCTTACACGTACGTTACAGAGCTTCTGCAACTGATGACCGTCGTCTTAAGACTTGGGTTACTGGTTCGGTTGGAGCTGCTACATCTGCGCTTGACGCGATGCAGATTCACTACTTATCTGAAAGATGTCTAGTGACTCAAGGAGCGAATAACTTCATGTTAATGAAGTAAACTATATTTAATGGAACTACCCTGCCTTCGGGTAGGGTAGTTTTATATTAACTTTTATTATATTATATTATGGCTAAAAAGCAAACAAAAAAAGTAGAGGTAGTAAAAGAACCTCTAGTAGAAGAAACTATTTCGGTTAAAGAACCTGTATTAGTTGAAGAACCCGTAGTGGTTAAAGAAACTCCTAAAGAAGTTTATGTAGAATCTAAACCAAAACGAGTTGAGAATAAAAATAAAGTATTAAGTGATGGGTGGGAATTGAAGGATAGAATATACAGACTTAAAGGCAGTAAAAAACCTTTATCTAGATCTATTAAAGGAGCGAGTATATATTATTTTGATGAAGAAAAGGGATATGAGCGAGAACTGAAATACTGTTCTAATCAACGCACGTGTTTTGTCGATGAAATGCAGGGCGACCAAAGAATGGAACATATTATTTTTAGAAACGGTATATTAATTGTAGAGAAAGAAAAAGTTGTGTTACAGAAACTTCTTTCTTTATATCACCCAGATAGAGACAAAATATTCTACGAAGAAAAACCTGCTGTTAAAGCAGCTAGTCAAATCGAAAATCTTGAAATGGAGGTAGAGGCATTAAACGCTGCTATAAACTTAGATATTGATATGGCAGAGGCTGTTATGAGAGTAGAGATCGGTTCTAAGGTATCTAAGATGAGTTCTAAAGAGCTTAAGCGTGATTTATTACTATATGCTAAAAACAATCCTAAGTTGTTCTTAGAATTAGTTAATGATGAAAATGTAATGCTTAGGAACTTTGGTATTAGAGCTGTAGAGATGAAGATAATTAAACTATCGCAAGATCAAAGAACGTTCATGTGGGGATCTAACAATAGAAAACTTATGACTGTTCCATTTGACGAGCATCCATATTCAGCACTTGCATCTTGGTTCAAGACTGATGAAGGAATGGAGGTTTACTCCAGTATAGAAAAACGATTAAAATAATAATCACTTAGTTGGGTGGCCACCCTTCGGGGTGGTCACTAAACTATAAAAAACGAATTATGGCAATAAGTGTAGATAGAGTATATCAAACAGTTTTGGCGTTAGCCAATAAAGAACAAAGAGGTTATATAACTCCGCAGGAGTTTAACTTATTTGCCAACCAAGCTCAAAACGAGATATTTGAGCAATACTTTTATGATCTTAGTCAATCTCGTAGAACACTTGGTAACGATACTGTTATTGGAGATCCTAGAGATATTATCGAGGATAAAATTGCTCAACATATAAGCCACGTAGTTATATCACCAGGTGTTCTAGGTGCAATACCAGAAACCCTCACGTCATCTGCGGCTCTTTATTTTAAAGTATGGGTGGATTGGGATAATAGTGGAAATTTTATTGCATGCGAAAAAAACCACGATTATAACAAGTTTATATTATATGAAAGTTCGCCTTTGACTAAAAGCACTATTAAAAGACCTGTTGTAGTCTCAACTAGCGGAAACAATAGTGTGGCTTATTGGAGGATTTACCCGCAGGATGCGAGTACGTTGCAAACTCGAGCTCGTGTGGCGTACGTAAACAAACCCCCACGACCTAACTGGACATATGTTATAGTCAATAACAAACCTCTTTATAATTCTTCAGCAAGCGATCGTCAAGATTTTTTATTGCATAACTCTGAAGAGAGAAAACTCGTATTAAAAATACTTCAACTTGCAGGTGTTACTTTGAAAGATTATAACGTTACTCAGATAGCTGGAGCAAAGGAAGCTATAACAACACAACAAGAAAAACTATAAGTAAATGGGTTTATTAGACGGAATTTCTATTAAAAGTTACTACGACAGTAATGATCTAGGTAATTATCAGTTTGTATCACTTGATGATATTGTAACACAGTTTCAAGTTATGTATGTGGGCGAAGATAAAATTATACCTAAAATTGCTAGAGCAGACATAGGTTTTCATGCTCAAAGGGCTTTAGCTGAGCTATCATTCGACACGTTTAAGTCTTTTAAGTCACAACAAATAGATTTACCTCCGAGTCTAACTATGGCATTACCGCATGACTATGTAAATTACACTAAAATATCATGGGTAGATGGCGCGGGTATTAAACGCCCTATATATCCTACTAAACACACATCAAATCCATTTCAAGTAGATCAAGATGATTCAGGAAAGTACCAATTCCCTGTTTCGAATTATGAACTTCTAACAAATGGTGATTTTGAGGGACAAAGCTCTATAGGTTGGGACTATACAAGTAATTTTATTCATCTAGGCGCCACCAGTGCAGATGGTGATGCATTTTCTATAGTAACTATCAATAGCGGTGTTCTAACCTTTACTCATGAGATGCATCAAATTAGCCTTGAAAATACAGCTAAATTTGCTACTAAGTTTGCAGTTTCACAACTTATAGATGTAACGGGTATTTCTGAGGTAACTATTTCTGCTGATGGAGTATCTGCTGATGCGGTATCTAATCAACACGATAGTGGAGAGTTGTATCTAGGTTTAAGTACGACACCTGGCGACGAAAGTGTAGGTTTAGACTCAAACAATGATCAAAGTATATTTATAGAAAACTCATATATAAGTTGGACAGGAGGTGATTCAAGTACTCAGCAGTTAACAGGTGTTGATGTATCTGACTACGACGAAGTATACGTAGTAATTGTATCAAATTGTAACGCGTTATCAACAGCTACGAGTACAGGTGGTACCGCTATCAATACAATAGATAATTTAAGTGTATTAGCGCCTAATGCTCCTGGTGCTATTTTACAGCTTAACGCTGAACCAGGAAACGAAATAAATTCATCAACGTGGGATACATATAAATCTCACACGCCATCAGAAGATTCTATAGAAGACTATAGATATGAGAGACATTGGTTAAACCCTAACGAGCGTTATGGTCTTGATCCTAGTCACGCTCAAATAAACGGATCGTTTTATATAGACCAAAGATTAGGTAGAATTCATTTCTCATCTAATATATCAGGTAAAACTGTGATATTAGATTATATAAGCGATAGCTTGGGTACAGATGGAGAAATGCAAGTACATAAGTTAGCTGAAGACGCTATGTATAAGCATATGATATGCGATATCATGAGTACCAGAGCTAACGTAAGTAGAGGTCAATTAGTTTATTATAAGAAAGATAAATTCGCTGCAGTTAGAAAAGCTAAATTAAGACTTTCTAGTATAAAACTAGAGGAGTTAACACAGATTCTTAGAGGTCAATCTAAACAAATAAAACACTAATTCATGCCAGAAATTAAAAACACTTTTCTTCAAGGTTATATGAATAAGGACCTTGATGAAAGATTAATTCCTAATGGACAGTATAGACACGCTGAGAACGTAGACGTTTCTATTTCTGAAAGTTCTGATGTTGGTACTGTACAAAATATACTTGGCAATACGCGTGCTGATCTATTTTTAAACGAAGGTGTTGTTCCTGTAGATTGCGCTTGCGTAGGTAGTGTTGTAGATGAAAACAATAATAAACTTTACTGGTTTGTAAAGTCTATAACTAGAGAGGCTATAGTACAGTACGATGAGGCTTCTGGTGAATCAGTATTTGTGGCCGTTGATATGTCTTCAGCAGAATCATACCCTTCTTTTTTGAAGTTTACTGGAAAACCTATTACCGGCATAAATGTAATTGATAATTTTCTATTTTGGACAGATGGCGATTCTGAACCAAAGAAAATAAATATAGAGCAAACAGTTAATCAGAATAATCCTTCATCTATAAACGTTCATACGACTTTACATATTGACGGAGAAGATACTGGTATACCCTTATCTGAGGATCATGTTACTGTTATACGTAGGAAACCAAGTATAGCGCCTTCATTTCATATAAACTCTTCTTCAGAAAGCAACTTATCACCTATATTTGAAAAAATATTTCCTAGATTTTGCTTTAGGTATAAATATAGAGATGGTGAATACTCTGCTTTTGGACCTTTTACAGATGTTGTTTTTAATCCTGAATATATAGGAGCTATAAACGAACTTAACGCGTATGGTATTGATGAACCGTACAATAAGGCTATGGTTAACTCTATAGAGTCTATAGATCTTTACGATTTTGTTCCAGCTGATATTCCTGACGACGTAGTCCAAGTAGATATACTATATAAACAAGAAAACTCTAACGTAGTTTACTCTATAGCTAATATAAAGCATACAGATCCAGAATGGTCGCTCAATGGTTACTCTCAAGGTGTAAGTGGATCAACTTCTTTACATAAAGGCAAGTACACGATAACAACTGAGAACGTACATGCCGCTCTTCCAGAAAATCAAACTTTTAGACTTTGGGATAATGTCCCTAGAAAAGCCGTTGCTCAAGAGATGATAGGTAATAGGCTTGTATATGGTAACTATACGCAAGGATATGACATTCAAGATATTGTTTCAATATCAGCTAATGCTATTCTTAGAACATCTCAAGACTTTGGGCAAGGTGGATTACCTTCTTTAAAATCTTTACGTGACTATCAAGTAGGAATTGTATTTGGAGATAAATACGGTAGAGAAACACCTGTATTTACATCTTCTGACGCTTCTGTCAAAATTGATTGGAGTAACTTGACTTTCGGAAACAACGCTAGTAAATCACTTATGTTTACGTCTCAATTGACCTCTGAATACGTACCAGAGTGGGCTGATTACTATAAGTTTTACGTTAAACAAACGTCTGGTGAATACTATAACTTAGTTATGGATAAAGCTTATATTCCACAAAGTCATACTGGTTTTGAGAATGAAGGTAGTCACGCTTGGATTTCGTTTGCTTCTGCTGATAGAGATAAACTTGTGGAAGATGACTTTATTATAGTAAAAAAAGTAATTACTACAACACCTGAGCAGATATCGTATAACAATAGATATAAAATCCTTGATATAAAAAACGAAGCTCCAGACGCTATAAAATATGTTTTTCCTGATATAGGTGTGATAACTAACGGTATCGATGAAGGTGTAAATGAAGATATATTAGCTGGTTTGGCCGACGACGAATCTTTGTTTAGCGATTCGGCTGTTAACAGGATAGATACTGAAACAGATCATATCCACATAAGAAAAGGTGTATGGACTAACGCTACTATAGATGGTGCGTTATTAATACCGGAGAACGCTGATGGAGATGCGCTTTCGGATTTCGCAGAAGAAATATATATATCATGGAAAAAAGATGGTATTCATTCCGAAAGATACAAAGCTTCAACTGTAAGTCTTGATGGTAGTAATTGGTATAAAATAAAATTAGAAAAGAAAATAACAACTCAAGACGCTCAATTAGCGGATGGTGATACTGCTACTACGCTAGCCGATGGGTTGCAGTTTAAAATCGAAAGAAGAGCTGATAGATCACCTGAAGATTTTAGTGGTAAGTTCTTTGTTAAAATCAAGCGAGATTCAAGCATAGCCACTAGCGGCTCAGAGGATTTATACGTTGAATCTTCACAAGAAGCGTTATGGTTATACGGCAAACATAATAGTGGTAATGACTTTAATGAAGCGGATGGAATAGTTAATTCAGCAAATCAAGGAATAGCAGATCCCGATGATTGGCCTAGTGAAGATATAGAAGGCGTCACTGGTAAAGCTGACTCGCCTGATGATTGGGAGGCGATACATAATCAACTCGAAAGTAATTCTGCAGGTAGAAGGTTTTTTATAGATAACATGCCTTTTGTCTCTTCAAACCCTAATACTGATAGTCTCGCTAAAGAATCAGGGGAAGGGTGGATCGGTGCGCAAACTAAATACGGGAGTTTCCATTGGGGTTTAAGGAATAACGCTATAATTTCTAACCCCGCGCACCCAGATAACCCGTCGGAAGAACCTCAGGTTATCGAAGAGGGCGATAGTGACACGATAAATATCGGTAGTGAATACACGTGGAAATTTGGAGGACTGTTAGAGGGTGATGGTAGTCAAGGTATACCTTTAACTGAAGAGACCATAGAAGAAATAACAACGGGCGTAGGCTTCACTGTTATCACTACCGAGGAGACGTTCGAATCACAAAGTATATGGGGAATGCTACCTATTCAGTATCTTTACGCTACTGTCGGTGGGTATGGATTAGCGCCTAGACCAATTTTACCTTTACCATCAACTCCCCTCACCACCCAAAACGCTCTGATAAACGGTTTAGAGGGAATAATAACGTCAAACAGTAGTCATATAGCGGATTTTGGTCATAGAAAATGGTTGCCTCATTCTATATACGAACCATATCACACAGATGGCGACCAAACATATGGTGATCAAGAGGGTAAATATTTTATGCACTTATCTTTTTTAGCGCCAGGTATTGACTTGCATGAAGGTTTTGAATCTAGCCCCGGCTTACCAGGGGTAGATCTACAGGGTCCAAATAGTATAGCTAATAAATTACAAGGTATATGGGGCGGAGGTATATTTACAAGAACACCTGATTCTGTTAATCTAACATCAACTGAACTTCAAGTCCCTGTTGATATGACTGGTGAACCTTTAGTACAAGCACAAGAAGGGGATGATAATACAATATATCCTACTAAAAAGTTTTGGGTGGAATTTGAAGGTCATTATGATAGTAGTGGTAATGGTTTAGCCGCTCCTCCTAGTATGGATATTGGTAAAGAAGCTGGTTATGATACAAATTACGAAACTCACCATGACAGACAATGGGATCCTGCTTATAGCAATAACGGGACTGATGCTATCGTAGACGCATTTGTCACGAAACTATCTTCACCAGAAAGTAAGTTTAGATTTTCCGAAGATCCTAACGGTGAAGTGTATAAAATACTTTCAGTATCAAAGAAGAAAATATATAACCATACTTCTTGGAGAAATAGAAGGTTGTATGATGGTACTAATTATGATGGAGTTGGTGAAAATAGCGTTTTTGAAGAAGGAAAAAATTGGGCAAATACAATTGATCCTAATACCCCAAACGGTGATTCTGTTAAACTTTTAAATTTTAAAAAAGCGATACATAGATTTGGGCAATCAAATAATAGAAGACTTTGTTATATAATAGAACTAGATAAAAACCCTAAAGATGCTAGTTATGATCCTTCTGATGGAAGTACTTTAAACGTTGTAACGGGTAGTGGTATTCAGTTTTTAGCTCAAGCTAGTAGTTTTATACAGTTAGATGCTGAAAAACCTATTATCTGGGAAACAGAAGCTAAACAATCTGTTAACGCAGAAATTTATCACGAAGCTACTGATGCAATACCTATAAAAATAAATTCTAATACTAATGAGATATTAGCACCAGTTGGTTGTATTGTAGAAACATTAGGTGAAAATGATTTTGATACAATTGATCAAACAACTGCTTTTACA